TAGAGCATTTCATTTTTTCATGTTCAGACTAAAAGGGAAAGCCCGTAACTTGGCGATATGAACGATTTACAATTTCAAAGATTTACCGAGCGCGTTGCGGAATACAGCACGCGAAGCGATTTAACGAGCGGTGTAAAGTCATTAATACAAACGCTGGCATGCGTCGAAATTGAAGAAGAACAGTTGCAAGCGTATTGCAACGAGAACGGCACTTGTTACATGGTCACGGGCAAAAGTGGCGACGTGTACAGCAGGGCGCGCCCCGAATGGCAACAGCTGAAAGAGGCGCGAATGCGAAAGCAGGCCATGATTGCCACGCTTGAAAGATTGGTAGGTACAACGACTGAAACCGAAGAAAGCGTTGACGACTACTTCGGATGAATTTTACTATGATGAAGCAAGCGCAAACCGTGCCGTTGACTTCATCGAAAAGTTCTGCACCCACGTAAAAGGCGAGTTGGGCGGTAAGCCGTTTTTGCTGGAAGACTGGCAAAAAGATGACATCATTCGCCCGCTGTTTGGATGGAAGAAAGCCGACGGACGACGCAAATACCGAACATGCTACGTCGAAATACCGCGTAAAAATGGCAAGTCTAATTTGAGCGCGGCAATAGCTTTATACATGCTTTTTGCTGACGGCGAACCGGGCGCCGAAGTAATCAGCGCGGCGGGCGACCGGAACCAAGCCAATATCGTTTTTTCGATTGCGCAAGAAATGATACACAACAACAAACACTTGAGCCAACGCGCCAAGGTTTTGCGCAATTCCATTGAATACAAATCCAGTTTCTACAAATCGATAAGCGCCGAAGCCAGCACCAAACACGGCTTCAATTGTCACGCCGTTATCTTTGATGAACTCCACACGCAACCGAACCGCGATTTGTGGGATGTTCTCGTAACGTCTACGGGCGCACGAACGCAACCGCTGATAATTGCACTAACGACCGCAGGACATGACCGTAATTCGATTTGTTATGAAATTCATGAATATGCTAAACAGGTTTCGAACGGCACTATTTTGGATGAAACTTTTTTACCGGTTTTATATGCTGCTGAGCCTAGTGATGACTGGACGCTGGAGGCGACTTGGCAAAAAGCGAACCCGGGTTATGGAACGATTTGCACTAAGGCGTATTTCGAACAGGAAAGCAAGAAAGCGCAATCAGTGCCGTCGTACCTAAACACGTTTTTGCGCTTGAATTTAAATATTTGGACAAGTGCAGAAACCGCTTGGATACCTGACGATATTTTCATGCTTGGCGCCGACCCTATACCGTGGGATAGGTTGCCGCATTTGCCAGCTTTTGGCGGTTTAGATTTGGCATCCACGCAGGATTTGACGGCGTTTGCCCTGTTATTTCGTGACGATGAACACGATTGTTTTTACCTCATCGTTCACCAATTCGTAAACCAAGAAAAGGCAGAAAGCAAAAAATTAAGCGCGGGAATTGATTATTTAAGATATGCAAAAGACGGTCATTTGACCATAACACCGGGCAACGTCACAGATTTTCGTTACGTCAAAGAATACATAGTTGCACAATGCGCGAAATATGACGTTCGGAGCATTGGATATGACCCACGTTTTAGCACTTACATTGTGTCAGAATTGATACAAGACGACATCGAAATGCACCCAATGGCGCAAAATATTACAACCATGAACGGCCCCACCAAAGAATTTGAAATGCAAATGATGAAAGGCAATATCATTCACGGAGGCAACGAGGTTTTACGGTGGCAAATGGGGTGTGCTGTTGTATATACTGACGTAAATGAAAACAAGCGCGTAACCAAAGAAAAGCACGAAAGCAAAAAAGTTGATGGTGTTATTGCGTCCATCATTGCCATGAACGAATACGGACACCATAAAACCAGCGGCGCCAATGACGCTATTTTCGACATAATTTCGTTGTCGTAAATTGCGAGCAATATGGCAACACTTCGAGACAGAATCAACGCAATTTTCCGTTATCGCGTTGGCAAATATGATTCGCAGGCAATACCGAATGAATTAGGCATTTTCGGGCATACAATCAGCGGCGCAAATGTCAATGAAGCAACGGCGTTAACAATCTCGACGGTATACGCATGCACTTACAAAATTGCGTCAACGCTTGCCAGTTTGAACCTCGATATTTACGAGCGAAACGGACGAAATATAGACGTTGCCAACGTCCATCCAGCATTCGACGTTATCAAATACAAACCAAACGAATACCAAACGGCATTTGAATTTTGGGAAACAATCATAAGCAACGCGGTGTTAAATGGTTGTGGATACGCACTGATTGAGCGCGATGGGCGCGGATACGTAACGCAGTTAATTTGCTTAGATTATTATGACGTTGACCGCAAATTTGTAAATGGTCAACCCGTTTTCAGCGTCAAAAATGTGGGTATTGTGCAGGCTGAAGACATGTTGGAGATATGCAATTTACAGCGCAAAAGCCCGATTAGATTACACCGCGAAAACCTAGGATTAGCGAAAAGCGCTGAGGAATTTGGAGCCGAATATTTTGGAAGTGGAGGCCAAATGACGGGTATTTTGTCCAGCGACCAGCCTTTAAAAAAGGAACAAATGGACATTATACAACAGTCATGGAACCGCGCACAACAACAAGCAGGTACGAAACTGTTGCCTTTTGGTTTCAAATATTCGCGCATTAGTATTAGCCCTGATGAGGCGCAATTTATCGAAACGCGCAAGTTTCAAGCGGAAGAAATTTGCCGCATTTTTAGCGTACCTCCGGCATTGGTGCAACTGGAATCACAGACGACATACAACAACGTTGAACAACAAAATTTGCAGTTTGCAAGGCATACCGTTACGCCGTGGGCAAAGCGCATCGAACAAGAAATTGACCGTAAATTATTGCAGGAACGCGAACGGCCTGATTTGTACAGTAAATTTAATTTGAATGATTTGTATCGTGGCGACATGCAAAGCCGCGCGGCGTTTTATACGCAGATGTTACAAAACGGCGTGTTAAATATTAACGAGGTACGGCAAAAAGAGGACATGAACCCGACCGACGGAGGCGACACTCACGTTGTTCAGGTCAACCAAATCGCCCTCGACAGGCTTGGCGCGTACTCAGATAAACTAACAGAAAATAATGGAACAAGAGAATAACAACAACCACGAAGCCGAATTGCGTGCGCAGTACGGTGAAAACGTGGAATTGAGAACCGCCGAAGTGCGGGCGGCTGGCGATGATTCGTTAGTTGTCGAAGGTTATGCCAGTAATTTTGAAGTAGAGTATGACCTTGGATATTTTAAAGAATCCGTAGCACGCGGCGCGTTTGATGAAGTGATGAATGACGACGTTCGTTTTTTGCTTAATCATACCGGCGCGCCATTGGCACGAACTACGAACGGCACATTAGAATTGACGGTTGATGAAACCGGTTTGCGATACCGCGCAGCATTGGCTGACACGCAAGACGGTCGAGACCTTTACAAGCTGATTAAGCGCGGCGACATAACGCAAAGTTCATTTGCGTTTACGATTGACGCGGACGAATGGAGCGAAGACCGAAGCACGCGAACAATCACAAAAATTGGAAAGTTACTAGACGTGTCTAGCGTAACATATCCAGCAAGCCCGACAACAACAGTTGCGGCTCGAAACATGGCAGCGGCGGTAACGGAAGCGGAGGAATTGAACGACGAACAGGAAACGCAAGAGCCGGAAACGGAACAACGTGCAGAACCTGAAAATATAAAAAACGAGGTGCGTAACTTAGCACCAATAAATTTTACAACAATGACTTTAAATGATTTGAAAGGCCAGCGTTCAGCATACTACGAAGAATTCGTAGGTATTGGACAAAAGGCCGATAGCGAAGGCCGTTCGTTGACTGAGGCCGAGCAGGAACGATGCGACAAATTGGATAACATGATTGAAGATTTGGACGTGAAGATTAAGCACAAAACACGCGAACAAGAAATGGTTGCACGCATGGCGCAAACAGGTTCTGTTTCTAACTCTGAAAAGAGAGAAATTGAGCGCGTCAACGGTTCATTCTCTTTGTCTCGTGCTGTTGCCGCAATTGCCAACGGCCGAAACTTGGAAGGCGCAGAGGCTGAATGGGCTGCTGAAGCTCAAAAAGAAGCGCGGTCACAAGGATTGCAAATGGCTGGTCAGATTGCCATTCCTACAGTCGCTTTGCGTGCTGGTTCAGCCGACAACTTCCAAGCGACCGCAACCGGCGACGGTTCAGGATTCGTCCCTGTGAACGTACCAGCCGCTATCGAAGCATTGCGAGCACCAACCGTAATCGAAGGCTTGGGCACTACTGTAATTCGAAACGCTACTGGCAACCTCAAGTTCCCACGAGTAAGCGTGAAAGCAGCAGGTGCTAACAAAACCGAGGTTGAAGCCACTGCAAATTCAGGCATGGAGATGGACGAGTTGAACCTCACCCCACAGCGCGTAACAGCTAAGACTGTTTACAGCAAGCAATTGGTATTGCAAGGTGGTGCGGAAGTTGATGCGCTTATTGCTAACGAATTGTCATCAGCAATGAACGCATACATTGACGACGCTTGTTTTGATACCATTCTTGCTTCATCAGCAATCAACGTATCTACTTCAGGCGATACCGCTTTGAATGCTGCGTTGGCGTTCCAAATGGAAGCTGAAGTATTGGAAGATGGCGGTAATTTGGCAGGCGCTGTTTACGTAATGTCTCCATTGGCTTATCAGTTGTCAAAAGCTGAAGCGGCGGTTGCTTCGGTTTCTCCATTGTGGGATAACGGCCAGTTTAACGGCTTCCGTGCGGTTGCGACCCCTTATTTGGTTAATGGCTTGTTGGCAGACGCTGCAACAACTGCTGGTCAGATGTTGTTCGGAAACTTTGCACAGGGTGGTATCCTCGCGTACTTCGGTGGTATCGACTTGCTTGTTGACCCATACAGCGCAGCAGGAAACGCGCAAATCACTTTGCACGTTAATCGTTTCTTTGACTTCGACGTACGCCAGCCCGGCGCACTTGCGAAGGCTACCCAATTGACGTAATATTTGGTTCACTTCTTAGAAAGGGGCGGCTTCGGTCGCCTTTTTTTTTGTCCGTATTTTAGCGACATGATGACCGTTGAAATAACAGGCACGCCGACGCTGGATAGCGTTATAACGGTTGCCGATTTAAAGGCGCATTTGCGCGTCGACCATAGCGACGAAGACACGTTAATTACAAGTTTGCGTGATGCATCTATTGCATGGATTGAAGATTATTGCAACACGCGATTGGGTGACGTTACCGCTGTTGGATACCTCGACTTTTTTTATAACGCGCGGTTCCCAATTGGCCCAGTTAATAGTATTACCAGCGTGCAATACACGGACGCCAACGGCGACACGCAAACGCTTGGAACCGCTAATTATTGGTACGACATAAAAACAAAGTCAGCGCGCATTACGTTTGATAATCCGCCGCAATTGTATGACGACACTTTTCACGCCGTGCAAATCAATATGAATTTAGGTTACGCGGAAGCCGACGTACCGGAACCAATATTGCACGCCATTCGTTTAATGGTTGGGCATTTGTACGAAAACCGTCAACAGGTCATGCGCAATAATGCCTATGAATTGCCGATGGGTTTGCATTCGTTAATTTCACCATATCGAAACGTTTTAGCCGTATGAAGTTCGGGCAAATGGACAGGCGAATTGTATTGCAGCGCGCAACGTTAGCAACGAACGCTTATGGCGAGCGTGTCGAAACGTGGGGCACATTGGCCACGGTTTGGGCGCAAATACAATATAAGGAAACAGGTAACAGGGAAACCATTGAAAGCGACCAAATATTAAGCCGAAAACCCGTACATTTTATTATCCGTTATTCAACTGACGTTTCCAGTATTCGACCGTCCGACCGCGTTAGCTACAACGGCGATACATACCAAATTGAAGGCATTCAAGAAATTGGACGCGCTGAGGGCTTGCGAATTGTCACGACATTAAGAGGTGAATAATGGGCAGCATTAGTGAAAAAATAGGTACTAGTAAATCAATGCCGGGTGGTGGTTCATCGCCCGCAATGGCAAATGTTGACGGCCTTGA